GGGTTTACTTCTGGTTTGAATTTATCCCAATATTTAAAAAGTAACTTTTTAAAAGAATCTGTTTCTTTTATTTCATTGAGTTGGTCTTTGGTAATTTTGATTCTCATACAAATAAATATAAAGTTATGAGAATTTATTCGTTCTCGAAAACGTTATCTAAATATTGTTTCATAGAATGAGACCGATATTTCTGTGTCGCTCGATGACCCATTATATTTTTTCTTTTATAGTTTTCATAGTAATAAAATTGATTTTCAACAATAACAATTTATCTTTGGATTAAAAATTTATGTCTCACGCGGTAATACATTCAAAATCATCGGTTAAAAAATATGGTGGTGTTTATACAGATTATTTACCACTACACGAATGGCTGGATGAAAGTAAGCTTTGGATGCCAACTTCAACTCACAGATTATTTCGTCATCACAGCATGGGTATTCACGAAGGTGAAAAAAAATTCGGAACTCATTTTACAAATTCGGACGGTAAAGTGGTTTACACCAGATACATTTTAACTGACCATATTAAAGAAGATTGTTATAATTATGTCCCAACCCCTCGTGAATGGATTATGGCGTTAGAGGCCAAAGAGAAACCTATGTGGATGATAAGAACTATGGATTTGGATATCGATTAAGTCTTTATGAAATAATAACCATGTTCGTGTTCGAGATTGGAACTCTCATAATCGGCACTGTCGAAAAACCTGTTGGTGAACTTTCATTTTGAACTTTTTGCATTATTTCATAATACCCATTTGTTGGTTTCACAGTTGTTATATCTTCAAAAGATTCTAAAACTTTAGAATTACCTCTAGGTCCATCGACTAAAATTAGTTTTTTATTTTTGGTGTTAAATGTTAAAGTTTGCATATTATTTCAGTTTAAGTTTTTTTATTTATATTTTTGTTTTACCACAATGTTTACATACATCTCTCCAAACATATCCATCTACATCTCCAACCCGTTTCCTCTCATATTTGTGATTACATCTTTTAAAGGATTTACCAATACTATCTAATTGTTCATCCATGTGTTTTGCGTGAGCAATATTAATGTGCATTCCAATAAGAAAGCAACAAATACACGCTGCGGCAAATAATAATGCTATTACCATCTTATTTTAGTTTAAGTTTACCATCTACTATTTCTACTTCCCAAGAAGTTTTAGGTTGGAGAGATTGGATATAATCTTGAAATGCCACCTCTTTATCTGCCAATACTAAAGAACTATCACCTTTATCATGACCATATAAGAAAGCCATCCTCAAATCCTCCTCTGTATATTTCTTCTTCTTGTTATCTTCAAGGGCTTGATTATAACCTGATATAAAACCTCTTTGTTTGTAAGAACTTGTGCCTATCTTTAATCCATTAGGGGTATCATTAGGAAATTTATACTTAGCTTTATTCTCCACATCCATCTCACCAATTAGTTCTTTTACTTCTTGGAGAGATAATAACTCAACGATAGGTTTTACTAAACCCTCTCTAACAACTTTTGGTTTTCTTACTTCAACCATTTTCATAGCATCCCTTATAATTTGTGTTGTTGGATTTGTTATTCTTTCATTCTCAGGTGGTTGTGTTAAGTGGGTGATTTTTTTCTGCCATTCTATTTTTATAATTTCAGGATTACTTTTAGAAAAAATTTGTTTTAGTGATGAATCATAATACCAATCACCTTCTTTAATCTCTGAATCATCTACCACTACATAGTGGTCTTCTTTAATCTTTATTAGTTCCTGCATATTTCAATATTTTTAAATCATTTTGAGAATAATTTCGGTCTTTCCCTCCCATTTCAGAATTTTTGACTTCGGAACCCACATTTCCATCTCCCCAATTTCTTCAACTCTTTTAAGATACTCGTTGCGGAATCTTTCTGCTTGACTTGCGTCTGTAATGTATTCAACACCCATGTGTTTAGCACACATTTTACCCATTTTAGTCAACATAGAGAACTCATCAGTAAGAGTTTTAGCACAACATACACAAACATCTCCACGTTTTACAGTCATCTTACCTGCGAACTTAACCGCCTTTGGAGATACTGCCAAAACTTTAGTGATATCAATTAGGATTGGATTGAATTTTAATCCGTACTGTTCCTTTAGTTTTTGACCTATTGACCTCCCGATTTTAATTGTCTCACCAGGAGTCGGTAACGTCATCTTGTGAGTATTTTCTCTGTTAGATTCGGTTTCAATTTGTTTTAGAGCTGCATTGATTTGTGGTTGAGTGAGAGTACCAAATTTAATCAGTTTAGTTTTGATATCGTTCAGGAAAGTATTTTGACCTTCGTATTTAGCAATTTTCTGAAGTTCCTCAGACATTTCTTCAACTTTAACAGTTGTTGGAGCAGATAAGATTTTTTCTACCGCTGATAGTTGTTTATCAGTCAATTTACTGTACTTGGAAAGAGAGTCCTTTATTTTAAGGACAAATGAATTAGTTCCTTGATAGTTCTGAATTTTGGTGATGGTGGTTGTCATAGATTCTCTGTATTTGTTTTACAAAGATAACAACTTTTTTCTTAATTACAAAACTTTTTTACCTTTTAAAATTTAGAAAATAATTGTAATTATTCCGAATTTTAACATTATTTTTTGTTAAATTTTCAACTTTATCTATAAATTCGTCAATATCTGTTCCCTTATCAATAATGGAAAAATAACCGTTTAATATCGGGTTATGTGAATCGGCACTAAAAGTAAAATTATAATTTGAATCAATTTTTTTAACTACTTGGTTAATATCTTTTTCTATTTTATCTAAGTACTCGTAGTTTTTAAATTTATACCCCCCTCTAATCTTTTCTGAAAAAAAATTTTTCACACTTTTGACTAAGTTTTCTATGAACTTTGTTTTATGGTCAAAATCATATTCATGAGATTTTTCGGGTGTGAATTTTTTTTTATAATTTTCATCGAAGTTAGGAGAATTTTTATCCATCTTAGATACATCAATTACTGTCATCAAATAATCATCACCATAATTGGTTTCTATTTCAAATTCTACATCAGGATGTTGCAACTGAACAAAGCTGAGAACCGCTTTATGAAGTGATTTATTCATTATTGATTCGGATGATTGAAAATAAATTCTGTGTTGTCTCTTTTCAAATAATCACTGTAATCGGATATTATCTTTTGTTTGATACCTTTTTCTAAATCCTCTGAAAATGGACTTGGATGGTGATATCCTTCTGGATTTACAACTAACTTATTAGTACCTTCAACAGTACCCGCTTTCTCAATATTAATTGTGAATACAATTTTATTATCATTCTCTTCTACCTTATCTACAGAATATTTCACTTTTTTTCTATCATCTCCCCAACCAATTGTCAATAGTCTCGATTTTTGTTTGTGAAAATCTTTCCCATAAGAGTCCATGAAGGTTCTAACCCTATTAGTTTTGATTAATTCCATATCTTCACCATCTCGGATTTTCTTTATCTCACCAGAAGTCACTAAAGTGATTGGTTCTCCTAAATTTTCATCGTAAACGGTTCTCCTCATAGGATTTGAACCACTTAAATGTTTAGCAGTGGCACTAGAATATGAATCACTTACTCTATACCACTTGTTATCTACAAATAAATAAATTGGGTACCAGTTATAAGATGTCACAACATAATACCACTGATTTTTGTTATTCACATCCCAAAGTCCTTCAAGATTTGAACCCTTAAAAGGTAACTTAGCAGCACTGTATTCATATGCGGTGTTATTTGGGGTTCTTCTTTGTTTGAAGTCTCTATAGTGCCTAAAATCTTGTTTTGTCAAACTCTCATAGTCTGCCTCAGGTCTATAGTTTGCCGTATATATTTCGTAATAAAATCGAGCATCTGTTTCAGGTCGGTTCACCATCTGCATCATCGTCTTAAACATGTCGAGAAAATCTTTTTGGGTCTTCAAATTCTCTTTTTGTTTATTGACATATTTGAACATCCTAATCTCTTTTTCTGATAAAGGATTTTCACCAGTTCCTTCTAATTGCTCTCTTAATATTTTCAGAATTAATTCTTTCATTTCAAGAATCTCAATTTATATAAAGTTGAGTTGATTAATTCACAAGCTTCGTCTATTTGATTTTGAATATAGGAATCTTTACAACAATCTCTCAATTCCTCGATTTTTTCATACAAGTCTTTCAAATAATTAATTGTCGAACTTGTATCTTTATATCCTTCGATATCGTAAGATTTATATCCTTTTAAAATATTATATTTTCCTTGATATGATTCGATTAAACCGTCTATCTTACCTCCAATTTCATTATAATACTCATTTAAAGCCACGTGTTCAGGATACGATTTTGTTTGTAAATGAAGAGTATGTATCTGAGTCCTTGAATGTAACAAAAGGGACATCATTTCTACATAATCATTTGTTTTAGTTTTCTGTTCGATAATTAGTTTTCTTTTTTTAACCTCTTCGAACAACATATTTTTAAGATTCTCATCCATTTTGATTTTTTATTATAAATATCCCATATCAAATTAAACTCAATTCAATATCTTTTTCTATTAAAAAAAATTGAAGTTGTCTTTTCAGATTTGTCTTAATAAAATAATTTATAATATTATCTGTCAAATAATTAAACTTTTCTAAATTATTTACCTTCACATATAATAAAACCGAATGTTCTTTTTCTATTCCGTTTTGAATGGTAACAAATAAACTATTTTCAGATTGATTACCAGGTAAATCAACTTTAATTGGAATTTTTTTGTGTATATTTATTAATTCTTTCAAATTATTTTCCAATTATCAAATCATCAAAATTTAATTTCCCCATTCCATCCATTTCAGGACTTTCACCATCAACAAATTCATCATACATGTAAGATTTAACAACTGAAACAATACTTTGTTCCGCTTGAGCAATTTTTGTTTCCATCCAATCCTCAAGTTGTTCCCCTTCTTCCATAGCTTCCCACATCTTTTGAGCTAGAGTCGCAATAACAAAAAGTTGTTGTTTAGCCATATAAGAACCTTCTTGATGGGACTCTTTAAGTCCCTTTGTTAATTCTTCCAATTGTTTTTCTGATATCAATACATTTTTCATAATAGTCTTTTTTTTATAAATATTCAAATAGTAAAAAAGGAGACCTAAGTCTCCTTTATTTGGGGCCGACAGGTGTCAGCGAATCCACCACCTTATTTTTCTAAACAAGGAAACAAGTACGATATTTATTATAAAAATACAAATATACATTTAAAAAATCAAATACAATGAAAAAATTTATAACCTTATTATTCCTTATTTTAATACCAAATTTTTTCTATTCACGAGCAGGGAATTGTCCTGAACTTTGTATTACATTAAATGGTTCTTACACATCAATCAATAGAGGTTGTTTAACATCAGGTGAATCATCATCTTTTTGGTATCAAGTTTGTTTTACATCAAACGGAACTTTTAAATTTTATATCGACCCTAGTGGAAACAGAAATGACTTTGACTTTACTATTTGGAATAACACAACATACCCCCCTACCACTTCACCCATTAGATGTTCATGGTCTGCAGTTCCACCTGGTGAACCTTGTGATACTTGTGATTATACAGGATTAGGAAGTGGAGCAACTGATTTAAGTGAAAATGCGTCAGGTGATGGTTGGTTATTACCATTAACAGTAACAAAAGGACAATGTATAACCATTAACATTAATAACTATGGTTCTGATTCTAACAATTTCACCATTAATTTAGACGGTACTGCTGCGGCCTTGCCAGCTTCTTTAATTGATTTTTATACTCATTGAAAATTATAATTACTGACTCTTGTGGTAGTTTTAAGAGAAATCTGTTGACGATGAAACTCTTAACCCATCCACATATGTATCATGATACTTAGAGTAATCAATGTAATGTATTGTTGGATTTTTCTCATAGTAAGTTTGTGTGTCCCATCCATCTTGACACCACTCTAAAGCCATTTTAATAAACTCTTCACAGTCAATTTGCTCACCATATTCATCAACTATTCTACCACTGCGGATGAATTTGAATAATTCTTCTTTATTAGAATAATATTTGTTGTTATGAAAGTTCCAAGAGAACTTCCAACCCCCACTTCTTTTACCCAAATGAATACTCGAATCTTTAACAAATTCATCCCAAGGATTCATTTTAGACCATTGGTCATCAGGATTATCGATGAATCTGAATTCATTTAAAGTCATGTTTGGACTCCACAAATCCAACTCTTGCAATCTCATTGTTAATTTCTGATTTCTCTCGTTAATTTCTTTTGACGTAGGAATTCTATAAAAATTTGTACCCATACTGAACTAATTCTATTTACCTGTTATATGAAATGTTATTTTTGTTTAGTTATTTTTATGGTTTAAGTGAATAAAAACCACATATAAGTGTGGAAAGAATAACGACTGATGCTCTCGATTGGTCTTCCCATTTTGTAAAATTAATTTCGTTTAAAATAAAAGCAATTGCCAAATATATAATGGTGATTATTATAAGGTAAGGTAGTGTTTTTTTCATATTTTATTATTTAGTATATATTTCCCCAGTATTAGGTATTTTCACTTCTAATTTAGCATTAGGATGTTTTGTAGTAAGATAATTAATAATTTCATCTGTTAATTTAGTAACACCCATAAATTCTTGTTGGACTGAAATTTCTAAGATTTTAACACCTAGATAATATTCATATTCTATATTAATATAGCTTGCTACATGAATAGTATCATATCTATATATTTTACCTTCTTTAGTGGAAAATGATTTATCAATTTCATTCACGAGTGGAGAATGGGATTTACAACCAATAAATAATATTATTGTTATAATGATTAGAGGTATTAATTTTTTCATTTTATTTTTTAGTTTTTGATTTGAATAGGTCGAATAGTTCTTGGGTTGAATATTCTCCACCTTTATGTTTCCACGTATTTGAATTTGGGAATAATGGATTAGCATTTCTCACACACCACTCAGTAAACTCAACCGACTCACGTTCCTTCATTGATAGAAGTTTTTTATACTCCTGTTTAGCCAATCCCTTTTGATAGGTATTTAATTCAAATCCATGAACTAAGCAAGTTAGATTTTGGTATTGTAAATCCTCACTAACCTCCCTTTGTTCCCGTTCTTTCATTGAATTGAAATATTGCACAATATCAAATGATAATTGGGTAGTGTTTTCACTTTTCGAATTTAACCATTTTAAAATAAGTTTATCAATATCATTGATTTTATCCTCACTCACCTCTGTTTGTTTAGGTTCTCTTTGTTTTATTTCCTCATCACAATCTCCGCAAACCCATTTATCTCCTCTTGTGAATTGGTCTTGTCTGTTTTCACATTTACAATACTCCTCCCTTTGTTTAGGTTCTTGGGATTGGTCTATTAGTTTTTTTTCGAGCCATTGTGAATACTCAAAAGTATTAGCCATCGGAATAGTTATTCCTGTTGCATCCTCAAACTCTTTTCTCAATTCCTCTTTTGTCATTTTAGTTTTGTTTAGTTATTACTACCATTTACCACTATTGGTTATGCAATAATTGCTACCAACATAAGCATTCATCCAATCACCTTGACTGAGAATAAATTCTTTGTTGTTTCCACTACACTCATTTTTAATAACTACACTATAATTTTGTGCATTATCTGATTGTATAATACCACAGTTACATGGCTCATCTTTTTTGCAGGAGCTAATTAAAGCCACAACCGCGATTGCTAAAATTGTTTTTTTCATAATTTATTTATTTCTTGTTTTACTTCTTGCCAATAATTTAATACTTCAGTATCTTTTTGATACCATATTACCTTCATATCTAATATTTCATCTACACAAATTAATGCACATTTTATAGTATCAGAATATTCACCTGATGTTTTATATGCGTGTACTGAAGTATAAGTAAAGCGGTGAAACTTATCTACTAATTCTTTTGATTTTTCTTTCGGTGTCATCTTACTTTAGTTTATTAATCCCTTTTAAATTGCCCTGAGAGGATACTCCGCTAACATACGATTTAGAACTTAGTGGTGGACTAATAATAAACGGATAAATCGTTTTTATCAATTCAACTTGTTGCCTTCGATTCCTTGTACTTCGGACTATATACACAATCAATTTTTTTACGAATCATTTTGTTACCAAAGATTCAATTTTACTTTTCATGTGGTCAGCCAATTCAAACTCACCCTCGAGTTTAGTTACGATGATTGATTCTTCCAAAAGTCTATGAGGAATGTTTACCAAAAAATCAATCCCATTGAAGAAAGTTAGATTGTTTTTCAGTTCCAAACAACCGTGAACCATCTTCAAAAACAACTTAAATTGCACTCCATCAACAAATGTTTCATTAAGTACTGTCCCAAATTTTTCGTTCTCAATTCTAATTCTATATATCATTGTATTCATATCTCGATTATTTCTACAAAGATAAGAAAAATTTTAGATATTACCTAATTTTTCTACTAAATCATATAATTTTATATTGTTTTGGGGTTTCTATATTCAAATTGGTAAATTTACTTTTGATAGTAGTTGGTTTGAAACATGTGTGTAAATTTCAGTGGTTTTAACATTAGAATGACCTAATATTTTTTGGATTAATCTTATATCAGTACCATTTTCTAAAAGATTTGTTGCACAACTATGTCTCAATTGATGAATGTGATATTTTTCACCTAAATATTTTTTAACAATTTGATTACAACTACCAGAACTATATTGTAAACTATTTTGACCATTGAAAAGATATTCCTTTGGTCGATATTCTTTGAAGTATTCTCTGAGTAATTCCAAAATTTTTTGTGACAATGGAACAACTCTATCTTTTCTACCTTTAGCGTTTTTGATATGAATAATCATTCGTTTAGAATCAATATCTTCAATTTTTAGATTTATAACTTCTGAAACTCTTAATCCAACTGAATAAGTTAAAGATAATATTGTTTTGTGTTTAAGATTGGTAATTTTAGATAATTGTTCCTTTATATATTCTCCATTAATGACCTGTGGTAACTTCTTTTCAGATTTAGGTCTTTTAAAAGAAACTTTATTATATCTTTTATCTAACCCAAATTTGTAAAGAAAACGGATTGCATTGATTACTTGGTTTTGTTGAGAAACTGAAGTAAAGTTGTAGGTATCTAAATAAGATTGAAAATTATTAGATGTTAACCTTGTTGGTGGTATTGAAGTACTCTCCAAAAATTGATTTATGTAAAAAAGGTAGGATTTTATTGACCTATCTGAGTAGTTTAAGTACTTCAATTTTTGATTACAAATTTCGTAATAATTTATTTTTTTCATTTATAAAACCTTATTTTTAAAGGGTTTTTGAATACTTGTTGATATATGATAGTTATAGGTAATATTATTTTTGTTTTGAGTTTTCTATAATATCCTCATAAACATCATCAGTTGAACGACCCATCATATCAATCTTCTTTCCTTGTTCCCACCATTCGGTTTTAATCCAGTTGTCATCATGATACCAAGTTTCCCAACCATTTTCACAAAGTGTTTTAGATTTTTCTTCGTAGTTTTCAATTTCGTGTTTGTTCTTTAACATAATTTAATTTTTTATAAGGTAAAACAAATGATAAACAACATTAAAACGATTGTTTATCATCGGACGTTATAGGTAATAAAATTTACTACCGTTCCCGTTCCAATTTCTCGTTTATAGCTTCGACAATCCATCTGCCAAATTCATCTTGAAAACTTGCTGCTGCATCTAAATCAATAGTTTTATCCTTATTGATGAATAAGTTTTGAATTGCTCCCCAACCTCTTAAATCAGCAAGTTTTTGATGTCCTCCATCTTTTTCAATTCCCCAAATAAATTGTCCATCTTCATCATACTTGGCTTTTACACCAATAAAATCTGTTACTTTCATAATCCGTAAATTTTACTACCTATAACATCACCTAACAAAAATGGCTGCTACAAGCATTGGTTTCAATTCAGAAGTTCTTACAAGCAGCCACTTCTGTTAGCTGCAACACGTTAAAGTTATTTTTTACATACACATAACAACAAATATATTGCATTAAAACGACAATATATTTGCAGCCGTTATAACCAATACTAGTTTTGTTCTTCGTTTTTGAATTCTGTGTTAAAATTTTTTAAATCATCAAGTATTACCTTTGTAGTTTTTTGCATATAATACATATACCTACCCATACGAATACCGTCACCAATATCCATTGGATAACTACGAGTAAACATATACGCATCAAGTCCATTTTTCTCACAATATTCCAATATCTCTGGTAATTCGTGTAATCCATCGTGACTGTTTGGTATTAAATCTATTTCAATATATTCACCGCCTTGTGCTAGTTTCACCACATTCTCATAATTTTTTGAGATGTAATCTAATAATTTTAATTTGTATTCGTTCATATTTAAAAAATTTATTTGTGTTTCAATTAAAGTTTCTACTAATTTTACCGTACTGGTTATAACAAATGATAAACAACATTAAAACGATTGTTTATCATCGGACGTTATAGTCAAATAAATTTTACTTGCTATCCCTTTCCGAAATGAACCTTGCATCGCCTTGTAAATACTTTACCGCATCCCAAAGGTCATCTAATACTATTGTACCAAGCGGTAGCAAATTACCTTTACCATCTTTTACACCTGACAAGTAAATCGCAAGGTCACTAAGCGATTTTGTGTTAATCATTTTTCTTTCTTGAACTGGTTGTTTATCTTCCATAATCCGTAACTGTTTATAACAACAAAGATAAGAAAAATTTTAGATATTACCTAATTTTTCTACTAAATACCCTAAATTAATATTCACTTGTACTCCAACATTTTCAACGATGAAGTTAATTACATCGATTGAAGGGTTGTAATCATATCTTACAGTTATTTTTGTGTTGTTTGGATTCTCGATTATGAAAATACTTTGATTTCCGTTTCTCTCACCAATGATTCTAATGAACTTATACGGAAATTGTTTGGATAACTCTTTGAAAGCCCTGTTATTTAGTTCATTTTGTTGCTTTTTGAGTTCTGCTTGATAAAATAGGTTTTCAACGTGCTCAATAATTTTCTTAGCAGCCGTTCTACCTGTTTTGTAATATGGACTTTCATCATAATTTATTCTGGTTCTGATTTTATAACCTTCGTTACAACTCCTCCAAGAACCTTTACGATTAACATGATGTTCTGATACATCTACCCAAATTGAATTTGAACTAACTCCATCAGGAAGTTTTCCTGTATACTTAATATCAAAATCGTAATAAGTAAGAGTGTGTGAATTTATAGGAAATTCTTTAACAAAAACTTGGAATTCTTGAGTTCTTTCAGTTTTAACCAAAGTAAAATCAGTTGAAACAGACCTCATTTCTTCGGTAAATTTTTCGAATATTTTCTCCAAGTTCTCATTTGCAGTTTTTCTTTTATTAATCAAAGAAATTACTGATTCGTTTTGTTTAGAATATTCCTGATTGAATTCGATGTTTTTGGTTGTTTCGGTAAGGGTCATAGTGGAAGTTTTTGTGTTTGTTTTACAAATATAAGCACAATATTTTAGTTGGCCAAATTTACTTAAAGATTAAATATCAGGTGTTAGACCCTTCAAATTATAGGTCTCTTCCAACGTAACTGTTGCTGTATAAGTTCCAGTACAAGGTGTTAGACCCTTCAAATTATAGGTCTCTTCCAACTTCATCAATGGGTAATTGATGAATGGCAATGGTGTTAGACCCTTCAAATTATAGGTCTCTTCCAACTGCTTATGCAAGTTTGAATAATTGTATTGGGGTGTTAGACCCTTCAAATTATAGGTCTCTTCCAACCAGTCCCTTATAACACCCTGTATTTGTGTATATTCCATACCAAAAAACGATTCAAAAAATGACCAAATTTCATTGTAATTTATGTAAACGTATCTATTTTTTTTATCCTGATAATAATAAAATAATGGTAATCTATCTTCATTAACATAATATGTTTCATCCTCCTTAACTATTGGTTTTAAATTCCCAAAGTTATTATTGAGCCATGTTAAAGCGACCCTATCTAATTTATTTTTAATCATTTTATCTTTAATTTTTTAGTATATTGTTCAACATAAAACAAAATATTATATAGATTGTTTGAATTCCCTATCAATATCCCTCTCTTTAATTTTTTCGCGCTTATCCCAAAGTTTTTTACCTTTGGCTAACACAATATCCATTTTTAACAACCCTCTATCATTCTCATATAGAACGTGAGGAATGATTGTATACCCCTTGACCAATTCAGATTCAAGTTTTCTTAATTGTTTTTTCTTCAATAACAATTTTTTATCCGTGCCAATATTATCATTACCAATTGATTGGATGAGGATTCCTTTCATAAATAAGTCCCCATTATTAAAATAACAGAACGAGTCGGTCATAGAAAATTTCCCTTCTCGGATTCTCTTCACCTCAACACCAGTCAATTTAATACCTGCCGAGAATGTTTCCTCAATAAAGTACTCAAACTTAACTTTTTTATTCTCAATACGAACTTTTGTCTTCATAAACACAAAGGTACATATAAAAAACAAAAAACCCTAACAAATTCTTACATTTATTAGGGTTAATTTTAACCAACTATGAAAGGGGTGTTGGGGCTGTTTTGAAGATAAATATATCTAATTTCGAAAAAATTTATTTTTTTTTCAAAATATTTTTCAAAAGGATGTATAATTGGTCATTTTTATCCATAGGTAGATTTTTTTCATTGAAAAATCCAAATTCTGTATGTTCAGAACCATCTTTAGCATTTTCTAAGTCAGGATAAATTTTTTCATCCACATCACAAAGAAACACATACATTAACCCTTTATTACTTTTACCATCTCTTGTTTTTCTGTTTATAAATCCAACCAAATCTATTTTCTTTTTTATTTCAATGTTAGTCTCTTCGAAAAATTCTCTTTTTGAGCCTTCGTCAGGATTTTCATTTTTTAACAATTTACCTGCTGGTATAGACCACACACCTGGTAAAGTATCTTTGTTATTTCTTTTACACAATAAGACTTCATCTTCACATCTTATTATTATTCCACCATATCTTTTTATCTTATCCATTTCAAAGTATTTATATTATAATTATGGAAATAAATATAAACGGAAATATTTTCAAAGTCAAAACCGTATTTAGTCAAAAAGATGTCATGAATGGAATGATGAATAAAGATTTTGATTCATCTTTCGACGCCATGTTATTCATGATGAAACAAAGTGAACATTGTTTTTGGATGAAAAATTGTATAGTACCCTTAGATATAATTTTTATTCAAGATGATGAAATCATTAAAATATATCACAACTGTCCCCCATGCTTGACTGAAGAATGTGTTAATTATTGTTCTACGGGAAATTATGTTTTGGAATTAAGAGGTGGTACTTGTAAAAATTTAGATATAGAAGAAGGTGATTTTATCGATTTTTAATTTTTTCCTTCAATACTCTTACAAATTCATCTTGAATCATTTTAGTAAATTTAACATAAGGAGCGTCATCTTTATTTGGGTCATATTTGTATTTACCTTCGGGGGCTCGTTTACTTCTTCCAAGGTAATTTAAATTCGAAACATTTGTGATGCAAAGATGACCCCCTGAACCAGCCTGAATCAAATCCCAAGCATTAATTGTAATATCATCTAGCATTTCTTTGTGTTCCTCTGGTAAATCCTTAAATGGAACATTCATCATTTCACCTATGTGTGTTAGTTCTTCTCTTCCCCCTCTTTTGTTTGTGTAGTTCTTTCCATATAACGCCGCAAAATCCTTAAAGGTAAATCCTACCGACTCAGTATTGAAATCTTTACTAGATTCTGAAATCCACTTAATGGTTGACAATGGAATTTCTTTTTGTTTCAATTGGGATTCCCATTTCCCCAACACCTCTTGAGCAATTTCACCTAAATTAACACCTTTTAGTTCTCTTTCTTTCTTAAATGGATTACAAGATGCTTGTACTAAACCCAATGGCCATGCTATCACTAAAAAATCTGCCTCAGGGTTGTTTTTAAATGGGGTATATCTGTCATAAGAACCAGGTGAGGTCATTTTCCCACCACCATATTGGACTATTATATTATCCTCAACTTTTACATTTGGATGTGTTTCCATTTGTTTGATATATCCCATCTTATTTTTTTCTAATTCTGGTATAGAAGCATACCCTTTTTCAACCATTATTCGTTTAATATTTTGTAAAATACTAATCAAAGATGGGGACGATTTCATTATAACCTCCTCTAAAAAACCTGGTTTATTTTTGAAAGCCAAAAGTAATTTGTTTGCCACTAATCCCATCATCATCTTATTTTTTTTAACACTTTCTTCTTTATCTATTCTAAAAAGATAATTTATAACTTCATCAATCGATATGTTTTGATAAGCAAAATTTGCGGAATCAACAGTAGAAACTAATAATATGTCTGTACTTGGAAATATTTCTTTCGGAGAAACTATTTGGGATATTGTTTCGGCGTTTGACCTAGCGTGTCTAAAACTTGTTGATGTTCCAGTTTCAACCCCGACTTGTCTGTCATGATGGTCTAAATGTATTTGAAACATGGGCTTTCCATGAGCAAAATCACAAAGACAATAAAGTATTTTTTCGTTTGGGTTGGATTTTTTTAAAGACCATTCTTTATCACCATATTGGATTATTTGAGTATCTATTACATTAAATCCATTATTTTCAAAATAATGTTTCATTCCAATAGCTGATACCACACCATCCAAGTCCTGATGAGTTACTATAACAACTTTATCAAAATCTTTTTTTAATTTGTTTAGATTCCTTATTCCAGACTCATTAATTATTATTTTTTTCATATTATTTCATTTAAGGTTACTGAACATTTTTTTTGTTTACTCATGTTTTTTTTAGAATCTATCAATGATAAATTTTTATAACCACCAATTATTTTTGGTGAAATTCCTTTTATAAACCCCTCATATATTGAGAATTTATGGTCTAGATGATACTCAGTACCTCGATTATATTTGTTTGGATTTATTTCATTAAAATATTTTTTGTAATTTTTTTCCGTATAATACTTAACTAGAAACTTGTACCTCTCATAACCATTTTTATATTTAATAGCGTTTGTAAATTTATTTTGTTCATAACAAATTCTACATTTTTTATTTTTACTCCAATTATTCCATGTGATATGTAATTCATGATTATTATTACAAATGGATTTGATTCTAAATTGTGACCTATTATTTGATTTCATGTATTCTTCTTTATCAGTCAATAACTTATATCCAAATTTTTCAATTGATTCTTTTATAACTTCATACTTAATATAATTTTCTTTAATTTCATATTCGGAAATTCTTGACCTACAACTATGACATGTTTGACGGTCAATTTTATTTAACTTAGTTTTATCACTAAGTAAAACATGTGACCTAGTGTGTGATAAGTTAGTTTTACACACGTCACAAACATATACGACAATCCAACCTTTACGATTATTGGATATTAAATCGTTAGTCTCAGTTAATTCATAGTGTGAAACTATTTTTTCACCATTAAATTTTGAAAATTTTGGTTTCCAAACAGATATTATCATAAAAATAGTATATCAAATAAATATACATTTTTTTATAAAAAAAACGTCTAATACGTTGTGATAATAAATAAATTAAGCCATTTTAAATCCCCCACCAATCATAGAGGTTAACATACTTATGGGGTCTAATCCACCTGCCGATTTAAAACTTGGTTGTCCACTTGGTGGTGGCGGAGGTACATTGGTTCCTCCAACCATTCCTCCGAATTCCTGTTGAGCATACTGTTGAGCTTGAGGGGTATTATTATATTCTGTTATTTTATCTTGAATGTCAGGATATTGTTGTTCTAATTCTTCATGTCCGACAAAATTTCCAACACCCAAGAAATCTAATAAACCTAAATACCATTTTGTTCTTCTCATAAGTGACCTTGTAGACCTGTTACCCCAAAGTCGACCCATACCACCTGAAATATATTTTGACGCAAATGATTGACCTTCTCCTTTATAATCTCTAAACCCTCTAAATGATTGTTGTTTTTTTAGTTCACTTGCTAATAACTCTTTTTCAGACTGACTAAGTGCTTGTTTTTCTGATTTAGCAGCTAATTTACCTGTAATTTCTCTAGATACTTTCATTTCTGTACTTGCTCCTTTGAATATAGTTACATATTCTTCAATTACTTTAATTAAACCTCTTAAACCAGGCACTCTTCCCACCGTACTTTTCAAGAATGACATCAATTTACTTCCCCAACTTGGAGCCGTTTCTACCATTTTTGCAATAGGTCCTCCCGCAGTTCTTGCGGTTTTTCCTATTTTCACTGCATCTCCTGTCAATGCCGCGGCTTTGAAAGCCTTTGCAGCCCCTCCTCCAATTTTCATTACACCCATAACAGGTTTGGCAATAACATCCCCAAGATAAGGAACTGCTGAAATCCAAGACAATATTGCGTATAATTTATCCCCTTGTCTCCAATAACTTATACCATTAATTATGTCCACTAATCCAGTTGGGTCAAATATTCCAACAATATCTCCCAAAGTATTGTACCATTTAGATTCGTTTAATAATTTAACTTTTTCAGGATATAAAACTTTAAGAAATTCAACTACAAAAATTTTGTCTTTATCGGATAACTTAGACCACTTTTCATTGATTATTTTTAACCTTTCTTCTTGATAAATCTCCTCAATTCTATTTTTGAGTTCGGATTCAGTATATAATGTTTTTTCCATCTTGATATTTTTTTTATAAATATCTATAAAAACAAAAGAGGTCACATTTGTGACCTCATTTTCAAAACTCTAATTCTTGTTGTTTTTTTGAATCTACAAATGCTTGGACTCGTTCATTTGCTATTTGACAATAGTTTGGACTCAGTTCAATTCCTATCCACCTTCTATCTAATATTTCAGCGGCAACCAAACTTGTTCCTGAACCTGCAAATGGGTCAAGAATAATATCATTTTTATATGATAAAATCTTTATCGCCTTACTTGGAATATCGAGACTAAAGGTCGCTTTCGTCATTGGTCTTGAGTCGTTCAAGTATTTCCATTGTCCGAATACCAACTCCATAAACTCTTTCTTATCTTCGTCCTGATAAACTACTTTAGTTTTGAATGTTCCATCTTCTTGTTCTACTTTTATCGGAGTTCCCACCCATTGGGAGTCACCTTTAACTTTCTTTATATGATGTTTTTTATAGGATAAAATAACACATTCCTTTGGGTTATACACGTAAGGTCCAGAAGGACTCATCCAAGAACCCCAAGCAGTTGTCTTACTCCTGTGTGGACTATCTTCTTCTAAATCGACAATACCAAAAAACTTAAACCCAATTTTTTTCATTATCTGATAAAACTCGGAAACAAAAAAAACTCTACCTCCCCTATCTTGTACATTTACTTCCAAAGGTATGTTTATAGCAACCCTACCATCATCTTTGAGTGTTCTATAAATCTCTGTAAGCCATTTTTCAGTCCATATCCAATAGTCATCCATTTTACTATTGTCAATATGAGTATCATACTGAATTCCAACATTATATGGGGGGCTGCTCACCACTAAGTCGATACAACAATCAGGAAAGGTTTTAAGAACCTCAACACAATCACCATTTATAATCTTATTAACTTCCATCTCTAAAATTTTGCGAACATTGAACGTTCTTGACATTTATTTTTTTCTTCCTCAACAAACTTAATAAATTCGATTAGTTTAATCCACTTTTTTTTTATATTAATTAATAATTTTTCCATATTGTTTCAGTTTTAGTTTTTTTATTGAAATTACCATCAATTGTTTTCACTTCGAATTGAATTTTTTCAAAACCATTGTCAGTCAATTTATTGTAAAGTTCACAATCATATCCACTTATCAAAATTTTGGACTTACTTTCGATAACGGAATCTAAAAACTCAATATGTCCTTCTCTATTCATGTCTACTTTGTATCTAGCGTTTGTTCTTGTTGATTGTTCATAGGGTGGGTCACAATAAATAAAAACTTTAGGATTGTTATACTTTTTAATCAATTTAACCCCATCCATATTAGTCACCATAACCCGAGAAAGTCTATCGTGTAACTCAGGGAGTCTATCAATACAAGAAAGAAAATCAGATACCGCCTTACTCATTCCTCTTCTAACATGTGAATTCATAGAGAAACCACCGATTCCATTGTGGGAAGTCCTGTTAACATAAAAGAAATTGAATGCTCTATCAACTATTGAAATGTTTTCATTTGTCAAATTTTCTTTACATTCTTTTCTTAATTGCTCACAATATAAAACTAAATCACATCTACGTTTAAACTCTTCAAATAAATCCTTGTCTGAGATTACTTTATAAAGAGAGTAAACATTTTGTTCTAAATCATTATATATTTCAATTTTGGCAGGATTACTCATTAATCCAACTATGTATGTTCCTCCATACGGTTCGATGTATGTATCATACTCAGTTGTGGGAAAATGTTCTATTATTTTATTATAGAAACCTCCCTTACTTCCGTAATATCGTATAGGTGAATTCATTTTTTTTCTAATTGTTCAATATGGTGTTGGAGGTACCATAAACCTTTTTTTAAATCTTCCAATTCCTTTTCTTTGTTCTTTTTTCCTGCTCTTGAAATGTACTTTACGGTATTACCAAGTGCAAACCCTAAATTCCAAGCATCAATTACTTTAATTGCCTCATATTCATTATTTTTACCAAATTGGTAATGGTCAGGGTGATTAACCATTTCATTGTTTTCCATAATTATACATTTATACTATCAGT